TCATTTTTTTAAACTTTTGGGGCAGATTTGGGGCAAGAACTTTAATTCCCCTATCACATCCGCTAACTTCTCCACGCTTACCACTTCCCAAGGTCTGACTGACTCGCCTGGTAAGACAAAATCGAATATTTCACCATCACGACGAACGACCGTTACCATTTCGCCAAACCACCCGTTTTCAATTGCTTCTTCGAAAATTACTTGTACTTCTGTCATTTTTTTATCCTCCAATCTATTAATTCGCAAAAAATCTTTTGTTTTTTTAAAAATTGAAAATAATATCTAAAAATCTGTATTCTACTGTATCTTGAGCTATCTTGAGATTATCTTGAGCACGAAAAAAAGCCCCTAGGATTTTTCCTAAGGGCTAAAATTATTATTTAAAAGTACCCCAGGCATCACCATAGCGCTTGCCATCTTTGGTTGCTCCTGTGGCTACATAATTGCGGATGCCACTGCTGCCGATATACGACACCCACACATAACCATTAGTATCAATGATGACTGTGTCATAGTCAAATGATTCGCCACGCTTGTATGTTGCAACAATCTGACCGGATGTGTTCGGAGCACGACGGATATTGATTGCATCTACCGTCACGCTCATTGTGCCTGTCTCACGGTATGTACGGGCACCTGCCGATGTCGGTGCTGTCTGCGTGACCGTTCCAGGCGGTGTGATGTAATGCACAACCTGTTGACGGTAGCTAGCAGCACTATAGTAGTTGCGGGTAGGGTACCGCTTGCCACCGTAGTTTTGCTCCAGAATGGTCAATCGGTCACCATCCACCGCTTCTACAATCACCACATGCCCATAGGGGTTGCCTGATGTTGCACCTAATGTCACAATCTGACCTGCTTGAAATGGCCCAGATGTGGATACGGTCCAGCCGTTAGCTTGCCAGTTATATGATGAGCCAATATTCTTGGCTGAAATCGTATCACCAGTGGCACCACTGACCCAACCAACACCAGCCCCAAGGCCGACTGTTGCATCCGGGCTAATCATGCGCTCATACCAACTGGCCAAAGCATAGCATTCACCATTGCCAACAGACACACCGGACCCAACCTGAGCTCTTACATTATTTAATGCTTCATTTACTGTTGTCATAGGCTTCTCCTTTCCACGCATCATTCATCTGCTTGACTGCGCTCTCGATAAAGGTCTCTAACTGTGTATCAGTCATATAGATGTTGTATTTAGCAAGCTGACCTGTTACGCGACGTTTAGCCATGTCTAGCTTGTCTACATGCTTGTCCTGGTCTAGCTTGGCGATTTGTTCAACTGCATTAACAGCGTTCCGTGCCAGAATCTCTGTAATTTCGACCGCTCGCTTACCACCCTTGGCAATCAGATACTTTTTGACCTCATGGACAATCATACCAGCAACGATAGCTAATATACCAGTAGCAGACCCTATAATAATTTCTGTAAGTTGATTCATACTTATTCTCCTTTTTCGATTTTTTCAATACGGTCACTCATTAATGACACTTCACCTTTTAAGCCACCGATTTCACGAGCCATGGCTCCCATTTCTGCGGTAGTCTTTTCAAGATGATTCATCAAGCGGTCCTCCCGCTTGTTACTTTCTTCCTTGGCCTGCTCATGGAAATCCATGAGCTTAGCTTCTCGCTTGTCTGACGTCTTAATCAGATAACGGATGACGAATCCGAATAATAAAATAAACAAAATAGCCCAAGCAACTTGACTTTGGGCTATTCTTTCTGCGTGTTCGATTGGCATAGGCTACGCCTCCGCTCCTGCTGTTGGGTCTGTCCAATCTGGATTTCCGTTTTCATCAAATTTCATGATCCAATACTCTTCGTTGAGCATGTCAGCAATATTAATTGTCGCAGCGGTACCGCCCCACTGATTAAAGGCCCAGATAGTTTCCACATCCACAAATTTGCGACGACCATTCACAATTGCAGGACGTTTTTGCACATCACGGTACATGTAAAAATCCTGAGTTGCTGACTTGCAACGGATAAATTCGCCATTTTCCTTCATGTAAACGAGCGCTGTTGCCAAGTCAAATGGTTGTGTTGTTTCTTCCAAGTTAAGCAATGTGTTGTCTGTAGTTTGAGTCATAATTATTCTCCTTCGATAATTTCTTCTGGTTTAGTAGCTTCGTCCAGTTGCTGAGTCAAATCTGTAATCTCTGCTTGCAGTTGTGTGATAATCTGCTGCGCTTCTGTCAGCTGTACAGCTAACAGATTCTTAGTCGTCATTTCCTCTGACAGCTTTGTCACGAGGTCGTTATTAGTCAAGCGTAGAGCTTGTGTGATTTGTTCTTGATTCATAAATTCTCCTATAAATTTAATTCAAATTTCCAGTTGTCCCGTCTAGCTTTTATGTGTGTACGAAGTGCTTCGTTAAACTCAAAATTGTTGTAAATAATGTGATTCCAGATGTCCCATAACGCTGCCACTGCTGTATCCAGTCGGATAGGCTTCGAATTTTTATCTGGGGCCACAAAGTGCTTAGACCAAATTTCGGACTCTGCGTTGATGTTAGCAGGGACTATACGTTGAGTGACAGAATTGATATTCCAACCGACATCGCCTTGTGCATGTCTTAATAGCGTGTTATCTCCATAAATCCTCACATTGTCTTCTGTGTTTATATTGTTTGTGTTCTCTACAACAATCCCTGCAAATGTTGCCGAATTAAAAACTTCTCCTCCATTACGGTTACTCCCGATGATTGTTCGCGAGTAATTCCCTTCGGTTTCGAATTTTATAAATTGAGTAGGGTGTCCAGTATAGATACGTCTTATTGCAGCTACGTTTGTGTAAAAGTTGATTTTACTTTCGTCGAAATTGACATCCATACCACCGTTGAGTGCTTTAGCAATACCGCCAGCAATCTGTTTAGCTGACACAGCCACTGCCTGGACGCTTGTGATAAATGCGCTTTGAGCAAACAGCTGCTTAAACAAAGCTTTGTTAGCGGTCATCTTATTTAAAAACGCCTGGTCAAAGACTATCTTACTGCCATCAATCGAGTTAGCCCGAATGCGTGCTGCATCAAGCGTGCCTGTCTTGATTTTCCCTGCATCTAAATTGCCAATCATTGCGTTGATGATGACGCCATTATCAATTAAAGTTTGACCTGTGATGTGCGTCAATCGACCGTCAATCCTGTTTGTGCCATTGGCAAGTAAGTTAATTTGGTTTAATATCTGACCGCTACTAGTCAAGTTTTGGACTGCCCAAGACCCAGCTAATTGACTGACTTGTGTCTTAAGTCCATTAGTGCCAGACACTTCCTGCACCAAGCCTGCCGCCATCTGAGTAACCTTGCTGACGTTGTCCAAAATGCTACCTGTCTCACCAACAGCGCCGATAGTACGAGTATGGCTATCGACTGTGTCACGGACTGAGTGCAGGGCTGTGACGGTGGCGAGGTCTTCAGGGGCTAGCGACCAAGAACTAGCTATCGTTCCAGCTTCTAGTTGCCACTCGCATAAATCCAGATAAAAATCAGCTAAATTTGGCACAGGAGGCAAGACCAGCTGTGGATTGGCACGTAATGTAGTCATCCCCTTGACAAACTCAAAATCAAATGAGTAGGTCTGCCATTCCGTCCCGATAGAGATTCGGCTTCCATTCCACGGCAAATTAGTTGATGTACTACTTATCAAAATCCCCATCACATTCATGTTGACTGGAGTGCTTGCCCTTGCTTTAAAGCTGATTTTCCCTTTTCCAGACGTAGGTATTTCTGAGCTAAATCCTGTGATGGAGGTGTATAGCGACATGAGACTAGGATTAAGCGAGGGATTTGATCGTCTAATCCGTATAAATTCTCTACTTCCATCTTTTAATTGTTCTTTTGAAATTGGGCAGGTCTGTGAATTATTTGTATTAATCCAGGCAGTTCTGCTCTCAAAGATATAATTTCGTCCGCCTGTCTCCGTTGGAATCAGCGCTTTAGTCTCACTAATCGTCCGACTAAAACTATCAGCTGTCTCTTGCACAAGATTCTGCACTGTCGTAGATAGCGCGTAAGGTTGCAATGCACTACTAGTGATATACCCACGACCTGTGATGTTATTATCAACATCAGACTTTGTCTGATAGCCTTTATCTGTGATAGCTTTATCAACCTGCGTCTTTGTCAATCGCTTGCTAATCTCTGTCGCATTTTGAGTAATCGCTGTTTCAGCGCTATCGACTCGGCCAGTCAACGTATTGTAGTCCGTTTGAGATACTTTGCTTGACACATCGCTAATTAACTGTCGGATTTTAGCCTCAGCAGTCGTGACCTTGCTATCAGTCGTAGTCAGGCTAGTCGATAATTGCTCGACACCGGATGCGGTTTGAGTGATTGTGGTTTTAACAGATGATAGTTCATTCGCAAAATCTTCAGGCGCTGGTGACCAATCCTTATTTAAGCTACCCTCGTATAGAGCCACCCCAGCAATTTCAACTGTTGCATTATTTGCGCTAAAATTACGTCCGATTATCACGTTTTTCTTAGTGTTAGATGGTGTCTGCGTCCATTTTATCCAGTAGCGTTGCCAAGTTGTTGTCAGATTGATAATGGCAAGACCATCTGTCCCTTTACCGATGTACCCTGTGTTACTTTCGCTTCTTGTTGTCGTGTTTGGACTATAAAAGTGGTTGTTAATCGGTGTGCCATTAATCGAGGATTTTGCGTAAAAACTGATTATGTATTCCGTGGCATCAGGAACAATTGTTGTTGACGCTCTATAAGTGTCAATATATGTTGCTGCCGATGGTGCTGTTCTGGCGATCCTAAATCCTTGATAGTAATCACTTGTTACATTCGATGTCCAATGTATATCAGTCAGCTCTTTAGTGCCTTTTAATAAGTTACGTGTTCCGGCTGTGATAGGTATCTTCCCCTCAACCTCGCTAATCTCAGTCCGTATCTGTCCCGCCACGGTATCGACCTTGGCACTTGCAGTGTTGATTTTCCCGTCAAGTGTTTGAGTGCTTGTGGTCAATTCTTCTAGCTTCCTATCGACTGTATTTTGATAAGTCGCTAGATTTTGCTTGGCAGTGTCAGCGGTCGTCTTAATCTCGTTAAGCTTTAGCGTTGTTCCTCTGACATTTTCGTCGTAGGTAGACTTAGCCACATAGTTAGTAGCAATCGCGGCACGTTCGGCAGATAACTGTTTGGCAGTTTCGGTTCGACTGGCAGTCAAATATTGGTTGGCTCGTGTACCTTCCGCATCTTTGTAGCTTTCTAGGCTCTCCAGACGAGTCTTAAAGCCTTCAGCAGTCTGCTGGGCGTAGGTCTTAGCCTCGACAGCCTTGCCATCTGCCAATTGGATTTGACGGGACAACTCTGCACTGGATTCCTCGGCGGTACGTTTGTATGTTGCGATTTCAGAGCGATAGTCTTCGTAAGATGGAGAGTAGTCTGTTGCTAAAAGCCCTTTTTCCATCTTTATATTTTTTATATCGACTTCGATACCATTTCGATTTAAAAAATATACTAATTCTTTACCCGATTTTTTTGCACGAAATTTAAAAATAAATCGTTTCCAGTCAGTTTTTGTAATTTCAACATAATCAGTATCTTCGTTATGTAACGAATCAAATTTTATATTTAATCTCGGACTAGAACTGCTTTCTGATATTTTCTTTGCATAAAGGCTAATAACATAATCTTCACCTTGCTCGACTTCAACAAATTGTGCCATTGTCCAAAGACGAGCTGGCAATCTTACATACTTACCTGTAGCTTCATTATGGATTTCAGGCAATTTATGCCAATTTTTTTCCCCTTGACTGAAATCACTATTTTTGAATAAGTTAGTCCCACCAACCCTCAGATTCTCAAACCGCTCCGTCACGCCATCTATGCCACTCTGCAAGTCAGCAGTCTTTCGATTGATACTCTCAATCTGTCCTGTCTGAGTATTGACGGTCTGTGTTAGAGCTTCGTATTGGGTCCTCGTTTGGCTCAGAGTGTCTTCTACTGTCTTGGTCCTAGCTGTAACACTAGTGATGTCCCCTGTCGCTTTATTAACCGTTTTAGAGAGTTCTGCGACTGTTGACCTCGTACCATCTGCCAAGGTTTCAACGGTCGTCACACGATTGGTCAAAGCTGTCTGTGCTCGTGCTTGCTCCAAAATCTTGCTAGCTTGCAAGTTGAGGTCGTTTCGCAAAGCTGTAGCACTCGCTTGGCTATCTCTGGCCTTTTGGTCAGCACTAGCGATAGCCGTCTGCAGTTCGGACTTGGCAGTGTTTAAGGCTTGACTGACTGTCGCTACCTGCGCTCTCGCATCTGCGATAGCCTCGGTCTTTACCTGGTTAGCTCTAGCCAATGCACTAGCAGCATCCGACTTTGCCTGGTTGGCAAGTGATTCGACAGATTGAGTCTTGGACAAGATGTCTGCGACCTGTCTGTCGTGTTCCTCGGATTGTGCTTGCATGGATTGGTTGACTTGGGCGATTTCAGTATCAATTTCCTGTTTAATAGCGTCAGCATACCGCTCAGCCTCTGCCTTGGACTGCTCGATGCCATCGTTGATTTCGGATTTGGCTTTGTTAATTTTTTCATCGAATTCCTTATCCTTATATTCCAGTTGCTGTTGAACCTCTGCTTCGATCTCAGTAGACATTTGCTCGATGCGCTTGCCTAAAAATCCCTTATAAGAATACTGAGTATCATTACCAGCTTTGCTGTCTGCACTAATTTTGGATTTTAGACCGCCCTTGAAATTAAAAGATTGACTCAGTACAGGGACTTTAAAAGTCTCGTTTTTGTTTGTTTTTAACGTAATCCATTGCCCGACATCCAGTTTTAGGTGTCCTTGCCAATCAAGAGAAAATGGATAATACTTGATTTCTTTCAAATCATAATACAAATCGTCTAAGATATTCTGTATCATGAAGCTATTTTCTAGCTCTAAAGAGCGACCAGTTCGCAATCCAACTGTTAACGTCTCTTTGTCTTTCTTGCAAGTGATACCTGCAATCTGGTACATAAGTTCGCTTTTAGTCAGGCCGTGCAAAAAATAATTATCAGCAGTAATTGTGATATTTGATTCAGTCAACCCACGAATTTCCAATTTGCCTTTTCTGTTAAAAAAAGCAGAAAAGCCAAGCAATTGAATCGCTTGACTTAGTACTTCTCTAAAAGTAATGTCCTTTTTATCCGCTTTTGATTGGATATGATGCTGAATCGCTCGGAAACCTAAATCATCTGTTTCTAACTCTACTCCTGTCTTTACACAAATTTCGCGAATGACATCTCTAATCTGTGCCGGGTAAGTCAGGTCAGAAATATAAGGTTGATTGAGCTTGAACATCCCATCCATCAGATCTAATTCTGTGGTATTCCTGTTGCGGTCGATGTTAATATCGTTGACAAAATACTCACCCATTGCAACCCACTCGAAGGAATCGCCAACTTTTAGTCCTATCTCTGGATAAACTTTATCCAATTTGTTAAAGCTAGTGATGATAGATGTAAAGGTCAATTTAGCCGAACCAGCAACTGTTCCGCCAGGTTTTAAAGTATCGCCGCTGATATATCCATAATTGAAACTAGCTTCTTTGATGTCGCTAGAAGTATAGGCACCTGCACGAATAGCAAACACCCTATCTTTAGCTAACATAGCTTGGTTAAATGTTACCGTGTGAACCACCTTACCTCTCTATTAAACTAAATTTTAAACCGCTCCATGGTTTGAGTTTTTCATCAAATGAATATGCTGGTGCTGTTCTGTCACCAACATAGAATGTTTTAGAGGTCTGCCCTAAGATAGGGTCCGGATAGGATACTTCAAAGAAAACAGGCTGAACAGCATTCTGTATCTGAGCCATCTCAGCCTGTGTCAACATCCCCCAATCACATTCCAATTTGCGCTTGGTTGTAATCCTATCCCTGACCATGTCTCCGTTAGCATTTCGACCTGTCTCGCCATCTACATCATTGATAGCGACTTGAAAAGATTTAGGAGGTACTACTGTAACTCCATTGATAATCAATCGACTCATGTTTCCCTCCTAAATGTTTAATAACAGTTCGCCAGCTTGCGCCTGTGCTTTGTTAATCTCATCAATCGCAAAGCGTCCGAATTCTCGGCTGCCGATATTGATGACGATGTCACCACTTGGCAATCCAGACGATTGCGGTAGACCTCCGCCCAAAGCATTAACAACTGCACCGCCGACAACTCGTCCCATTGTTTGCAGGAAGCCTGTATTTTCCAACGGCATAACTACCTCTTTACCAGCCTCCCCAATCATGGCAACGGTAGGGCTGTCCACAATACCACCACGGGCAAGACGAGGAAGGTTGACGTAGCCAATGCTACCTAGGCTAACGCCTGGAATGTTATTGATTAAACCAATAACACCGTTAATCATACCGATAAAGCCATTTACAGCGTTCTCAATAGTGGCAAACACACCATTCATCGCATAACGAAATGCACCAGAAACAGCAGTTGCTACAGCGCCACCAATGTTGCTAAACCAACTGACGATGTTATCATAAATGCCACGGAAAAATCCTACAACATTGCTGAAAGCATTTGTAATACCATTCCATGCCTCAGAAAACTTCTGTCCAAACCATCTACCTACGTTGGAAAATATATTCTCAACATCTTTCCAGCGGTCACCAAACCATTTACCTAAACCTTGGAAGATGCGGACAATAGCATCCCATCCAGCCTGTAATATTGCAACAATGGTATTCCAGACACCTTTTAAGAATGATAGAATGACGTTCCAAACGAACATGAAAATAGACGACAGTAAATCCCACATTCCTTTTGCTACTTGAACAATGCCGTCCCAAGCCTTTTCCCAGTCGCCTGTAAATACACCGACCAGAAACTCGATGATACCGCCTAGGATTTTTAAAACAGCTCCTAAAACATCGAAAACAACATTCCACGCTTGCACGAACCATTCTGCAAGTGTTTGGAATATTGGAACAAGTACTGGTAGTATGTTCGCTGCAATCCAATCAAAGAGTGGCAAAACCCCCTCTTCCCATACAACTTTCAATAAATCTACTACTTGACCGAATGCGTATAGGAAATTATCAACAAAAGGCTGAATATGGTTATCAAACATATCAGAGAACAATTGTCCGATGCTATCTAATACTGGTTGAACATCATTGTTCCAACTGTCTATCAGAGTGCCAAAGATAGAACTGAAGCCCTCAATGAACGAATCAAAGAACGGCTTTAAGTGTTCATCATAGGTTGCATTTAAGCTGATAAAGGTATTCTTGAACAAGTCCTTGATAGACGCGAAGATAGGTTCTACAGCTGATAATAAGCCGATAAATGCCGTTGTAATACCTGCTTGATTATCTACGGCTAGACGCTCCCAAAACGCCCAAAAATCTCGTTCAATCTTTCCGGTTATATCATCTATCCCCATCCGGATATAGATTAGTGAGGAGATAATGGCAGAACCGATATCGGTCGCTGCTACGCTTGTGATTGTATCGTAAAAAATTTGACCAATAGCCTGAGCTAAATTTCCGATACTAGTGATAGTGTCGCCTTTTATCTCAAATTGTCTAATTAGCCAATTCTTTATATCGAGCTTAGTTTCTTTTAAGGATTTATCTAGACTTTCGGCAATAAAGACTGCAATGCCCATCACGACATTTGCGACAGCTCCCGTTCCTTGTCCCAGAGCGTAGGATAATTTCTCGCCAAACCTTGCTGCTGCTTGCAAGACAGTTCCGTCTGCAAAGATGTCTTTTAGAGATTCCCAGATACCAACCAAAGCGTTTTTAAAACGGTCCAAGCTGTCAGCTCTAAACGACATATTAAAGCCGTCTTTAAACAGGTCTTTTAATTTTGAGAGGTAATCAAAAAGAGGTTGTAGGGTTTTATCCCATCCGTCAAATATGGACTTAAACTGGTTGTCCATATCAGTCAATTCTATTTCAGGTAAGATGTCAGTTCCGTTCCCAGAACTCCCTCCCTTGCCATTTTTGCCGCCCTTCCCTCCGCCGGAACCGCTACCAGCTCCGTCTGAGTCGTCTTTGTTCAAATTTAGGGTAGTGATTTCATCGAATCCTGCTAAGCCCAGAAGTTCTTTAGCAGCTTTCTTAGCTGATTTGGCAGTATCATCTAGATTGTCTGCAGTCCCACCGGACGCGTCATCTACACCGTCCATGGCATCGCCTAGACCGCCTACTGCGTCATTTGCGTTTTGTGCACCCTGAGCAAGATTTCCGATTGCGCTATTCTTCACGTTGGCTTTTTTGTTAAACATCAAACCGATAAACTCAGCAAGTTTAGCAGTGACATTTTTGAGTACCATCGCAAAAGAATTTAGCACAGGCATCATGGCATTAATAATCGGTAACATAGCATTACCAATATTTAGCGCCGCATCGCTCAAAAGCGATTTGAACAAGCTAATACGCCCGTTTACAGACTGTTGCAAGGTATTGCCGTACTTGGCTGTCGCTTGCTCCAAAATAGCCATCAAGCGAATTTGTTGCTGGGTATTGTAGTCTAACTGTTGCCAAGATTGCCCGTTCGCAAATCGCTTAAAGGCATTTGTGGACTCAATCATGGCGACATTGACGTTGATTCCAAGGTCTTCAATCGCTTCGGTGTTCCCTAGCAAGCCTGATCGGATACGTTCCATAACATCTGTCATGGTCCGTCCGCTACCTTGCGCAATAACAGCAGATGTCTGTAACATCTTGCCTGTATAAGCGCTCAGTTTGTCGGAATCTTTGATAAAGTTGGAAAATAGATTGGAATAGACAGCTCCGTACTTGGTAGCTTCTCCAACACTCATATTCATTGCGTTGGCATTGTTATCAATCCACTTTAAAAACGCTTGGGAACTTTCGCCCATCTGCCGTTTGATTTGATTGACTGAAGCACTCACTTCAAGAGCCATCTGCGTAGAATACATGCCGAGGTCTAACATTTTCTTGCCTAGGTAAGCTAACGCAGTAATCTTAGCAAGTTTGCCCAAAGCAGCCGCCATACCACCAGCTTGTTGACCTACACGCTCTCTAAGACCTTTTGTCTTGTTTTCAATTTTGTTTTGAGTTTGCTTCATCTGAGATTCCAATTGCTTCATCTTTTTTTGAAATGGAGCAATCTCGCCTTCGACAATAACTCTCAACTCTTCTAAGGTTGTAGCCATAGTTCCCCTCCTTTCCATGTTATCTTATTCGGAAGTTTTGAATCTTCCTCTCATTCTTTCAGCAAAAGCCCTCATCCGTTCGCGATGAATTATCAAATCTCTCTCAATTCGAGCTTGTTCTATCTGTCGCCTATCCTCTTCGAACAAAGTAGGGTAGAAGTCCCAAATGTCCGGTGCTTCACCTTTTTCCTGGAACATCATGGAAACAAAACGAGCTATCATTTGCGATTGAACAAAGTTATGCGAAGCAATTTCTTTCTGTCTCTGGAATTGCTGCCTGTTGTAACTCTCGACCAACTCTTTCAATTCCAAAAGAGTGTATTCCCAGAAAGAAAACGGGTCTATCCCTGCATCTAATGCTGTTGGATAAAACCCGTTAATCAATTCTGTGACCGAACAAGGACCAGAACCTACTCGACTGCTGTCAGCGTTGATTCCTTCTCTTCCTTGTTCTTCGGAATAAAACCCGATACTTCAAACAAAGGCATGATGATATCTGCCATCAATTCTGTTTGCCCATAGCCCTCGTCGACATATTCATCGAATAAGTCATAGACATCATCTAGCTTGATACCGTGATGAAACTTCTGCAAAGCGCCTTGTACAATTAGCAACATCACTTTGAGAGCAGGTAGGTTAAACTGTTCTCCTGGTTTCGGCATGAAAATTTTGAGCAAGTTAACGCCTAATTTTTCTTCAATATCACACACTTGACGGGTACTGAGGCGTAGTTTATAATCTGTACCTTTGACTGTCCAAGTGATGTATGGTTTACGTGTTGACATTTATACCTCCTTAAAGTACTACTGGGTCAGTGAATTCTAAATCTGACTGTAGAGCCAATTTCAATGTAAATTCGATTGTAGAATTCACGCCTCCACCGCCCAATTTGACTGCGATTTGAGCCGAGAAATGCACCTTCGTACCATCTGGGTATTCTTGTTCAAAGTGACGAACAGCTTTGCCGTCTGCCAGTTTGCGCAAGGTACGGTAGCTGGATGTTACTTTTGAATTTTCGTACTTAAACTTGTATTCCAACTCACCAGCATCCCCGATACCGAACTCATACTGCTTAATGGTATCCGCAAGGGTCGTATTCTCAACTTTCTCAGGATCAATACCAAGTTCTGGAACTTCTTTCAAACCTTCCAAAACTGCATAGTCAGACCCTTTGGTCTCGCTCATTTTCAATTTAATTCCATTCGCTAACATGTTTTATCCTTCCATTCTGTATTGGTAAACGATTCGGGAGTTTAGATCTAAAATCCCCTCAAATCGCATGACTTTGTGTCGTAAGTGCGTTGGGTCGGGTGTATCCACGCTGGATGTACGTTTTAGCCCGAGAGATGCAAAAATCGCATCAATCGCTACTGCTAATTCTGACGTACTATCATTGTGGAAAATATCGACCTTGTAGCGCAAATAGGACATCTGTTCTGTATCATCTGTAATCTCGTAAGGCTTGTTTTCCTCTTCTAAGTAGATGATAACCGGGAAATTCTCCCAATCCTGCGGATAAGTATCTGTCACATTGTCCGCAACCTCTTTCAATTTCTTGTAAATGATGGGCTTAATATTTATCATTTGCTGACCTCTTCAATCAATTTTCGCTTAACATATCTGTTGATGTTCTTAGTGACCCGTTCCTCATTATCCTTAAGTGCTGGATAAAGATACGGTTGGGCAACTTGACCAAACATCTTGTAAAACTCGCCAATCTTGGGGAAACGATAAGGACCGGCATCAATCTGAGACTCGTGGACATACCAAGGTGTGCTTCGATAGGACACGCTGACTTCTGGCGAAATGCCTGCATGGTTTGTTGCGCCTTTTGGACCTGTTCCAAATTCGACAAATCCACCATGGTCCGACGTACTTACGACTTCAGCTCTTGGATTCCCAGGCTTGGACATGCGGACCTTGATACCCGCTCTCAAATCACCATCGTTGACAGGAGCTCGCAACTTTGCATCAGCTTGTACAACATTCTTAGCAGCGTTGTGTACAGCTTTCGCTATGATTTCGGTCTGTCGTTGACTAGACAATCGTTTGAGCTTCGAGATTAACCTATCAGCACCTATCAATCGCGACATTGTTCCAACTCCAAGACTTGATGATTTGTATATCGCTTTATGGATATGACTTTATGGGTTACTTTATCGCTGTTGATACAAAAGCCATCGCCTTCATCTATAAGAGTCTCACGGTCTACCAAGCAATTCAAAATATATGCCAATCTCTGACCGTATATCTCAGCTTGTAAACGACCACTAGCAGGCCATATCTCGGCCCGTATCTCAGTAGAAACATCGCTGTAAGTAGCTTTCTTGATACCCTCATCACTCGTCACTATGACAGCTTTACGAATCAGATACGGCTTCAGTCGGTTTCGCTTCAAACGCACGACCTGCCACCCTTGCGAGTCTATGACTCCGAATACCATTCAAAATAGTATCTGACAGCCCGTCTTTATAAGACACAGACACGCCCCCTTCACTCCGTGATGTTTCGCCCTCGCTTCCTTGGCGATTGAACAACTCGAGTGCCACTTCCAGTTGCAAACCTTCCAGCGCTGGCGTAAGCTGACTTCGATTTGTCTCAGTCAAAATGATATTTTTTGCCCTCAAAAGCAAAGACGAGAGGATTTTATCATCACTCTCGCCTGTTAAAGTTTTTAAATCTTCTAGCATATCCGCCCCCTATTTTGCAGGAGCTTCTGCTCCTTTGGTCTTGATTTCTTCAATGTAATCAGCCAAATTCACGTCTTGCAATTTAGCGTTTTTCTTCATCTGCTCATGACGTTCCTTGGTCAATTCGATGATATCGTTAACACGATGAACAAAACCAAGTTCGTCATCAGTAAACTCTTTTAATACCTTAAAGCGCATTTAGGGCCTCCTAGACAATCTCTTTCCAGTTGGCTGAATCGCTACCAGGAGCTGTTGAGGATGAATTTACTTTCTTAGTGGCTTCAAACAACTTACCTTCGTTCTGTACACGAGCACCAGCTTCATAAGTTGCACCAGATACCCACTGCTCTGCACGGATGTTTAATTCGCCTTGTGCGCTTGGCTTCGCTTCTGGTTTAGAGGTCGCAATAGAAATGATGTACTTCTGGTCAAAATCAAAGACAAATGCTCCAGTATACAGCAATTGTTCCACCAACTCACCAAAACGACCTGGGATGTTGTTGTTATACTTCGTTTCATCTACTTGGATAGGCGAAACGACTACCCCGCCGATTGTCGCAACAGCTTGTACGCCTTTAAGGTACTTAGATGGTACTTTGTAAACCGTGAATGTATCCAACTGACCGACATAACCTTTGTAAAGCACAGTTTGATTGGTGTCTCCTTGTGGAAGGTTGACAATTTCTGACTTAATCGCTTTATAAAATGCTGGCGTCACAAACAACAAGCGGTTTTCCACTACGTCCAATTCATCCAATTTCTCAGAAACATCCAAGACAGCTTGGTAAGAATTATTAGCACCTTTAGTATTAGCTGGTACGACATTATCGCTGACATTACCAAGAAGAGCGTCAAAACGAAGATGGTCTAAGTACGGCGCCACAACTTCGGCAGCTTGACGAGCGACAACATAATTGACATTGACTTCACCGTTTGAATCACGCTCATCTAGACGATCCACAAAACGCCCCCAGTATTTTTCTTGGTCCAGAGTGTATGTGCGTTCTTCTGTTTGTGCATGGTCGAACTCATTGTCAGCATTACGCTTGTAGTCTTTGAGTTCTGTTGTGTCAGATTTTGTAACAGTAAATGAACGCCCGTTCATTTCCACTGCATCATTCGATAGCAAAAGCGGAGCTGAGTAAGATTTTTTAGCAACAACTTTCTCGATAATCCCTAAGAATTTTTCACGGGATGTTGCGGTGTTAATATTTTCAAATGGCATATTTTATTTTTCCTTTCTTATTTCAAAAAATCACGTTCCCACTTTTCAACGGTTGGTTGTTCTTGTGGCGCTTTCTTCATCGGTGCACTTCCTTTGGTCTTATCAGCAACACCTTTTAAGACTGCTGCTTCCCAAGTCTTTTGAATAGCATCAATGGAATCACGTACACTATCAGCGTCAGCAAGATTAACCACGTCTACTAACTCGATTGGTAAGCCACGTTCGCTTAAAATCGTCTTAGCTTCAGCGGTTAGCTCTCGGCGTGTGATTTCTGCTTCACGGTCAGCAAGGTCCTGTTCACGCTTATCAAGCTGGTACTTCTGCTTGTCTTCAGCGTTCATCTTGGCTAATTTCTTAGCTTCTGATTCAGCTTTTTCCTGCTCTGCTTTCCATTTAGCAAATTTCTTGTCAATGATAGCATCAACATCGGCATCGGTGTACTTCTTTTCGTCTTTCGGGTCTGTTGTGACTTGTTCAGGTTCAGCTGCTACCTGTTTGTCATCTTCGACCGCTTCGACTGTTTGTGTTTCTTCGTTCATTGCGAACCTCCTATTTTTAAAGTCGTCCCCGACTGTTTTTCCATAGCTTTTACCGTCTTCAATGCTTGGACCAAAAAGAAAACTGGTCAATTTCGACCAGTTTAAAGTAATTTAGAGTAGTTTCAAGCAGTCTTTCCTGCTGTCAAGATGAGTGACCGCCTCCTCACATAGAATCCAAAACACTGCGAAAACCAACAATATTTTGGGGTCCAATCGCCTCATAAGTATCATTGAAAATATCTTCCTTACATGGATATATTTCTCCGTGGATACCTTTAATAATATAACAGCCTTCGTCAGCTCGCATTACACCTTCCAAAGTCAAAATGTACAACGTGTTTGTTTCTTCGTCATAGTTAAGTTGACTTCTACCACAAAGACTGTAAACATCTTCAAAATTTCTACCGTTCCACTGAACTGCTTCAATTTCAACAGGTTTCTTACGATAACGCATTTTTTACTCCTTTATTTACGACTAAACCAAGACTTCTTGGACAGCTTGTTAGCTACTTTCTTTTCAAGATAATCAAATCTCGAATTCGTAGCCTGGGCGTTGCGTTCGATAATATTCTCTAGCTCAGCCACACGATTATATAGCCGGTTTTGACCGTTGACGATAATGTCTATCGTTGTAGAAATAGCCAGTAGCCATTGTTCCAAAGCTTGTATTGGACGATATTTCTTTTTAATCCGCTTATTCATGGCGTTCTCCTTTCCAAAAATTATAATCTTTTAGTGACCTTACCACACTTCTTGCAATAATAAAAATCAATCTTATAATGCCCTAAATCTTTGAACCAAAAATCATGAACACATAAGAAAGTCTTGATGAACCATTTTTTTATTTTACTTAGTTGGTACATACTCCCTCCTATTTTCTGCAACAAAAAAGCACTCGACTACTTGAGTGCTTATTTAAATAATTGGTCTGCCTTCTGCATATGCTTTTTTTGCTTCTTCTAACGTCATCTTATTTGGACCGCCGTCAATATTTGTTTCACCAGTGTTTTCCCAATTACATTCGCACACATCAAATAACATGACATTCCGTCCACAAACAGGGCAGCGAATGTACTCTTCTCCATCAATCAGGAAAATCTCGTTTGTAGTTTTCATAATAGTATTTCTCACCTTCATCTGGTTTTAACATTGTGTTCAATCGCGCCTGATTATTTTTGTTTCGCCGACCTATTACGATAATGTTCTCAGCCTTATCATAGCGAACTCTACGTCCACCCTCGGTCTCATAACCCAAAATATTTTCATCGGTAGGACTAGCAATCAGTTCCGATGCAAGTTTTCGATACTCTTCTTTAGTCAAACTTGGAAACTCATGACCGTGTTTCTCAAAATGACCATTAAAAGACTTCTCAGACGGGAATTTCGCTTTTATCCATCTAGCTTGGTCCTGTAACTGTCCATATCCCTCTTTATCATTATACTTCAAATCAATATAGTCTTCAAGCGATTTAGGGGCTTTATCTCCAAGAATTGACTTATATTTCTCGTACTGGTTATTGGCACGTTCAATCTTCCAAATGTCCAAGTTATCCGCCTTGTATTTTGGTTTGACATACTTCTCATACCAATCTTTATACGTCATATTGGCAGGGACTTGAATAGTTTTGCCTGTCACTGGGTCTCTGGCGCTTCTGGTTGCTTTGGCTAACCATTCTGAATCGTCTGATGCTATTGTATCCGACCGACACCAAGGATGCATAGGAGGATAGTTCTTGCCAGTTATCCGTTCACTAACTTTGTAGATTTTACCATCATGCTCTCGACAGATACTTGACGTTCTCAAATCTAATGTTGCGAGAAAACGATAATATTCCACATCTGCTTCTTCATAAGCCTTCGCTTCCATTTCTGCATGGAAATAACTCGTTTCTGTTCGAATCAACCGTCGAGCATTTTGACTCCCTTTTCCGAATTGAGCCTCAATGACTTCTGCGGTCTCGTGAGCTGACCGACCCGTTAACAGACTGACTGCCAATTGCTTTTGTAATTCACTTGCTAAGGCTTGAGTATTACCCCAAATCCTTTCAGAGTAATTCGCTCCCAGCCATGGCGTTTGCTGGATAGCTCTGATTTCCTCTGGGTCAATCCTGTTAAAAGCAAATGCCACACCAGACTGCTGCTGCAAATCAAAAACAGAGTGATAATAAGCATCTGGAATAAACTCATCATAGAAGGCTCTAGAAGCCTCATTTTCGGCTTTATACAATCGGGTAAATTATCCACCTCACGTTGCAAAGCCTCGTATCGCTCAATTCTGGAAGCGTAGGGAGCCAAATCTAACAAGATAAGCAACTGCCGTATCTCTTCACTGTCCGTTGTATTCTGTAAAGCTAATTTTAACTCCCGAATATCCGATAGATTCTTGACATTATCTAACACTCTTCTTGCTTCATCTTCCGTCAGTCCGTGGTCTCTGCGATAACTCTCAAAAATCTGGTCTATCTTAGAAGTGATATGCCTACTTGCTAGCTTGTGAATTTCATCGAGTTGTTTTGCGGTTTGCTCTGCCTTGTCCATTTCTTGAACCATTCGCTGAGCTTTCCGCTTCTCCCAATACTTCTGATTGTCCATCTGTCACGCTCTCTTCATAAGGCAAATTCTGGCTAAATGCAGGTTCTTCTTGCGCAGCCTCTTTTTCTTTTTCAAGCGCCTCAATCTCTGCATCTGGGTCTTCCACAAACGGCAAGAGCGAAATAAGTTGGCGTAGACTAACCTTGTCTTTGAGATTGCTGATAATTTGGGAAAGTTCCAACAAATTCTTTGGCAAACCACGGCTAAACTGCGGAATAATCGCCTTAGCATTTTCGTAAATCTGAGACCAGTTGTAATAATTCGCAAAAATCTGTATGCGTTTGTGTAAAGATTTGATATAGTATCGCTCTTTGGTCTTGGTAATCATTTCAAGGCCCAAAAGCTTAAATTCCATAGCTACCCCTGATGTATTCCCTGCGAAATTCTCATCTGAGAGATTGGGGACGTGGCTAAAAGTGTAAATATCTTCTTTCAGCGCCTTACGAAGTACTTCGACCGTAGCCTCATCCAAGACATTCTTCAAGAACTCAGCACTTGCGTCTTTAGGGAGTTCTAACAATCCTTCTTCTCGCAGTATCTCCATCGCTTCTTTTGCTTCTTCCGGTGTATCCGCCAGCGCTGCGCCATATAAGACCAAAATAGAATCAATAGCTTGTTCCTTGTCATTCACACGGTTGCCCATCAGTGAGTTATACGCATCTATCAAGCTAATCTGTTGCTCATAATCTCCGACCATATAGCGATTGTTTCGATATTCAATAATAGGCAGGGCTCCGAGATTATGCGGAACACCCTCTTCTGACTCTTTCTTTTGCTCACGTAAAGACATGCTATATTGCAGGTTCTCTGTCAATACCTGAGCTCGATAATACGTCTCTTCCGTCACATCGTCCTTCGTTTGATAATAATAGACCGCAAACAAAGGTTTCTGTTCAATCGAATCATCATAAACAATAAAAGTGTTCTCTGGTTCTAGACTGCGAGTTACCAGCTCATTTTCATCCTCTTTGACATAGATGTACTCATAAGCCCTGCCGTAGATTGCCATGTTCAAAGCGTTGTCTAAGTCTGTCGAATCAACATCTGCACTATCGAAAGTTTTTAGCAAATCCTCGATGTCCATATCGTCGGTCTTAGGATAGCGGATAGCATTGCCCATAAAGTAACCTGTGGCGGTATCCGCAATATCCTTAGCATGATTAGCAACCGTCTTAAAATTTGGCAGATTACTTCTGCGTGTGTGCTTCTCAATAGCATGTTTTCCAAGGTAGTAATCTTTTAACCTTTTTAACTCGTTAGCAGTCTTGTCATGCTTCAAAATCAATTTGTAAATGATATCCTTATCTAAATTCTGCTCGTTATACAACGAGCGACTATAGACCAATACTTCTTCCATTTTTGCTCCTTTCTACAAGCCGTAAAGCGATTTGCGTTTGACTTTGGCTTTAGTTCTAATTTTGTCATTAATTGCTTCGACTACGCCTGTCAGTGCATCTGCAGCATCATCATGAGCATTCTTACCTTCTCTTTGATAGCTCATAAGATTTTGATATAATTCTGACCAACGATGTCTCCAATTTTCAGGGAAATAGATATGCTCTATTGCCCAGGTCGTATTGGTCAAAATTCTTGCTTGTTTATTTTGAGACTGATGAAACCAATTAAAAACTGTATATCGGTTTTGGTAGCTATCTTGCGTCAAACGTTCAACGTTTCTAGCGAATCCGCGACCGCCATTATTACTTTCGATGTCACATGTATTGACTTGCCACTCTGCTAGTTTTTGAGCTAGCAAAGGCTCTGTTACTTCCATCGGTTCCTTTGTGAAAACAACGTCCAAGATATACGCTTCATTGTCCATAGTGACGCCGTAGATATAACTAGCTAGATAGTCCTTGCCTGTATCTGCCGTATCAGTGTAAGCACTAATACGCTTAAATGTCGGCTTGTCAACATAGGTTTTAAATCCACTGTACAACCTGCCCTTGATGTCAATAGGTTCTTGCTGGTAGTTCGCAGACGCAATATCAGCTCCCATAGTCTTAGTCTTTTGAAGATAAGCTTGTTTACTCAATACTTCGTCACAAAGCATCGTATCCGTAGCTTCGTCGTAAGCTTTCATGCTAATGTGCTTGACTTTGTAATCAGACTTAGGAAGTTCAATCAGCGCCTTACCTGCCAAATCTTGCGAATGCCAACGTGTCATGATAATAATGATTTTTCCGCCCTCTTCAAGACGTGAAAGCATCGTGTTCGTGAACCACTCCCAATGTTTTTCTAAAACGGTTGCGTTGTTAGCTTCTTCCGCATTCTTGATAAGATCGTCAACGATAATAATGTCAGCACCGAAACCAGTCGCTGTACCTGTTGGACTTGTAGCCAAGTAGTTATTATAGCCGCCTTCCAAACTCCACAAATTCATAGCTGCATCGCCATATTTTATATGCGTATCTGGAAAAATGTCGTTAAACACAACAACGTCTTCATCTGCCTTCGTTTCCTGAATAGCATTTCTGACATTTTTCGAAAATACAGTTGATAACGTTTCGTTGTACGAACCAGTCATTATCTTTTTATCGTTGTCATTTCCAAGCAACCACTGAACGAACATGCCTGCCGTCCTTGATTTTCCGTGTCTGGGTGGTTCATTGATAACCAACACATTATGCTCGTTGTCACTTAAAAAGCCTTGTAAGTCATTACAAAGCTCGACTAAGTATCTACGAGATGGTTTGTAGAAGTCGCTTGCCATCAAATGACAATAGTAAAAGAAATCGCGACGAGCTAACTCAAAACGTGCTTGTTGCCTGATTGCCGCTCTATCCATCATCAATCAACTTCCTTAACTCATCCGTTGTCAAGTCGGCAAATGGGTTGGTTTGGTTGATATTGACTTCACCATCGTGTGTCACTGCTTGTTTTGTTTTAAAATCGTTGTCACGACGTTCTAAGTACCATTTTGACAAGTCTATATCCCCATCTTCAATCGCTTTCGATATATTAAGTTTTGCCCGTGTTTTCACACGTTGCTTAAGCAACTCTTTTCGCTCCGAAAATTCAGGATTTTCCTTACAGTAATCATAAAGAGTTGTGGTTCCTATATCAGCTAGAAGACAAGCTTCTTCATCGCTCAATCCTCTCGCAAACAACTCTTCTAATTTCCGTAGTGTTCCTTGCGTCATCTTGGTTGGTCTACCACGCTTTGTTTTCGCCAATATCATCACCTCCAATCAAAATTAAAAAAGCCACACTTCGTTGTGTGACTAATGCATATTAGGTCTTGGTCCGATATGCGATTGACCAGACCTCCGAGTCAAGGTCCCCGCAGGATTCACTTACTCTTAAACGGGAACAGCAGGGCTCGAACCTGTGACATCATGATTAACAGTCATGCGCTCTACCAACTGAGCTATGTTCCCGATTTAGATACCGAGTTCGATTGTATAAGGAGACTGGCAGTCAATTGACAATGACTGAAATGTTAACGTTTATCTCTTCTCGGTATCTGATGCTATCATAATAGCACATTAAAAGTCCGAATTAGTCCAAAAAGTCCAGAGATTTCTCGAGTAGCTGTTCTCCTTTTTTGCACATATCAAACAGAGTGCTACGGCTATGTAAAGGGAACTCCCTGTATATCATAGACCAGCTATACCCGTTAACATACTTTAACCGCAATATCTGACTCTGCAAAGGGTCTTCAAGATTATCAATCGCTTTGACCATTCGGTCTCGGTCGTCATAGATACGCTCTATCTCCTGGTAGATTTCCTCCGTCCTGTCAATAATTCGAGCATTCAGCTCCTCTGAGCTATTTTTCTGCGAGCCACCTTTTGGCTCATCAGTGTACTGCACCGCGGTCAATATCCCAGAACGTAGACTAGCAATCTCTAATCGTTTTGATTTGATTTTGCTATCTACCAGGCTCAAAGACTTTAATCTTGCTTTAATTGTCCGCATTTTACCTCCTCTCCCACGGCTGTCGCTGATGGCTATAATACGGGTACACCAGCCGAATTTTTCCTCTCGGAGCTAGCACCTTAGGCTCGTAAGGTTTGACTTGCTCGTACAACTCGTCTATTTTATCCAACATGCGCTGTCTCGGTGGTCGTCCGTCTAGCCATTTGTAGACAGATGGAGCCGTCACACCCATCTCAATCGCAAATTGGTCTCTCGTCCATCCTGTCTTTTGTAGGATGTATTTGATTTTATCTGCTGTGGTCATAAATCCTCCAACGCTACCCACCGAAACTGTTGGTATTTCTGCGCTTCTTCTTGGGTGCATTTGTAGGCGTATCGCTCAACTGTCAAATAATCATCTGCCTGCCCCAAACTGAAAGATAGGGCTGTTCCTCTCGCTAAAAAGGAATACCCCCACAACCTCGGCTCTGGCACATCGACCAGTAGCACACCTAGATTTTCGTTAGTCATTGGTTGCCTCTTGTAATTTTTTTAAAGTGATTTTTGCATAAATCCATACCGTGAAATCTTTTGGAACATCTGTTGCAGAGCAACTTGTCACAAGTAAGAAACCTTTGTTGCTGATTTTTAAATAAACTGAAACTTCGATAGAATGCTATTCCTGTCTGACCAATTATAAAATCACACAGCTTTGTTGCTTTTCTCTTGTAGCACTCGTGGCATATATCATGTTTCGGTATGAATTGGACAACGTTGGTCGTCATTTAACACCTCCTGTTTCTCAGCGCTCACTACCCAAACTCTACCACCGCAAATCTTTTTCACTAATTTATCTTTAAGCGCTTCTTTTAATTCGTTGATAGCTAAACTACGTTTCTCAGACCTCATCACTCACCTCCACGACCTTCACACCGTCGCAATCAAACACCCAACCAAAGCCAGCGTATTCTATCGATTCTTTGGTAAATTTTCCGGGAAAGTGTTTGTTACCATCTACTAATTTTATTGCATGATGGATGCTTGCCAATACCAATGTTCCGCCATTGTTCGGTATCTCAACCGTGCACAACTTCTCCTGCTCAATCTCATAACCGTCATGCCAAGCCTTAATAAAATCGTGGTGGTGAGCAATAACCCAAAGCCACACCTCATGATAATAACCACTTCTGTTATCTGAGGTGAGATTATCATACATATCTATTGCAGACGCATCCGAAAATGATTCTTTATGACTCTCTATCCACTCCGCCACAAACTTCGGCACCACAACCTTCTGCGGTTCGTGGATTTGGTCAATAACTTGCATAACATCGGCAAGCTTTAAATCATCAGGTCTAGCATTCATTTTAGCGAACGCTATATTATGTAATTTTTGTTTCGCTTCCTGTTTATTCATCGTCTTCACTCTCCTTCAATTCGTCATAGATTGTTTCAGCAATCGAATGTACAGCGTGCCAATCATCAACATCTGGCACACTTGGGTGACAATAGCACATAGCAATTCGCATGATAGATTCCATACCTGACATTATTTCTTGTTTATTCATCTGTTTCCTCCTAAAATAATGTGATCTGTCTAGGATAGACATCTACTAATGCTATTCCGACTCTCTCACAATCGCGTTGGATTGCTAAAACATCAATAACTGGTACAACTTTTCTATGTTTTAAGCTGTACCGTGGGTATGTATACCCGTCATTATCTAACTTTGCAATAATATCCGATTTATTTGCGGGTGTAGAAATTGCTAGATCAATCCATTCCAATGCTAATCTCCCCGTCCTTTCAAATTTAATAGCCTCGTACTGCTCCCTGGTCACAAGGAACTTACCGTACGGCTTGACCTCGACATAGTAATGACCATCAACCACATCCTTAGCGGTGACCTTGCCAAACATCTCTGTATCAGCGTTGTCTACTTGGTAGATGATGATGGGTTGTTTTAATTTCTGGCTCAACTCATCAACCTTGTACACGACTATTAGAGGTGTCGCCAAGATTGAAAATAAAATATAAAAGTTCGCAATCGCTGAAAGATATTTCTTCATACTTCCTCCACTTCAATTTCAATTCTCGGTCTAGGACTGTACAGCTTTCTAGTTGTATGCTCGACGATGATATTATCATCTGTCCAAACACACTCCGCCTTGCTGATGCTGTCATAAACCGCTTTTTCCAGATTATCTAAATCTGGTTTTATATCTACGTAAATTCGCTCATTGATAAAGTCATCATACTGTTGCACTTTCTTAGTTTTAGACTTAGGTTTGGGCGGCTCAGATATTGACTTTGGAGCAGGCATGTAGAATGTTACCTCGGCCTTGATCGCTTTATCAAAATATGGACCATCATAAAGTTGGGCAACAAGTGCTGTACATTTATCACGCCAAGCCGTCATTTTGTCATCTTCATAAACTCTTGTCCGTCCGAATCGCCTTCCAGCTCTTGGGCGGCTCTGCGGTTTGGGTTCGATAGGTATTTCAAATTTCAACTAATCGCCTCGCTTTCATCTCATTAGTTCTCTTGATATAGGTCGGCGACTTGTAAAAATGTATCGTCGACACCTTCACACCGAATTGTTCAGCTAATTCTTTTGCTGTTCCGATTGCTAGTAGCTTATCGCCTTTGTAGAGAGCGTACTCTTTTTCGTGAGCTACCATATTCTCAAAAATTAGCGACTGCCATTGTGTGAGTTTGGCTAAATACGGGCAGTCGCTATCGTCCAACTGTCAACTGATTGTTTCCAATTGACACGCTTTCTAGTTCGCAGTTTTACAAGGATACCCGGCTTGTTAATTTTAAATTTCCAACAATTCACTAATCGACACAATGCGGGTCAGTTTCTTCTTGTTTCGGCAATAATCACATTTTCCACATTTAGTTGGTCCGACTTTTCCAATTACCACATCCCATATATGACCGACACGCTCTGAAACGAATTCTAAGCCCTCTGAGAGCATTTCTTCGTCAAGGCTTAATATTTCCTTGTCTGGCTCGTTTTCCTTGCTCACAGCGACGATTAGAGGCCTATACGAACGTCCTGTCATTTGCTTCAGCAATTCTCGGTAAACAGCAGTTTGAACATGGTAATGATAATTGATAATATTCGCTATCGCTCCAGGTACTTTCCTCTTTAGTTCCTGACACCACTCTTCACCGTAGATTGTCTTCATCGTTTTCAAATCCACCATGTAATTTCTAGTGTGGTTGATAGAGTCGATTTTGCCCTTAAATGGGACACCAGTAATTGTGCCAGTCACAATCATTTCTTTCTCTACCCGGTCTCCTTTTCTGCCATGGTAGAGGTTGTTGAACAGCTCATCAGTTTCCAAGGTTGCTATCACCTTATCTGCTAATTTGTAATCAGCAAGCAGGCCATACGGCTTGCGACTAGAAAACAAATCCGACTTATGCTCTTCTAAAAATTTCTGATGAGCTTCTGCGCTCTCGAAATAGCTATGGACGTAATTCCCAAAAACCAACGGTTTCCGGTCACGTTCGTCAATCCATTTTCCAGTATCGAGTGCCAAGGCTTTCGCCTCGCACTCAAGATACTGTTTAAAGCGTGATACTGACATGTAATCCTTGTCATCATAGTAATTATCTTGCGTTAGGGTCTTCATACTTCAAATCCAGCTCCCCATTTTCTTTTAGCTCACTTACCTCTTCCAAAATTTCGCCTGTTTCAACATCAACAGACATCAAGTCATCAAGCAACTGTTGGTCTGCGTTGACTGGTTCGGCTACCTTGATTTCATCGGATTGATTAAAGTTCAAATCATCGTTATCAGCAGATATTGCTTCTTGCATTTCTGTAGATAACGGCGCATAAGTTGACAGAATGCTTTTTAGAACTGTTTTGCTTGCCATAGCATCAAAATTATCCACCCAAGGTCCGTAGCCTAATTTGTACGACTGGCTATACCTTTTAGCATGTTCTTTGACTTGTTCAAGAGTCCAAAAGATTCGTTTTTCAAATCCGTTTGAAAGCCTGAAATATGCAAAGTATCCTGTAATGCCCTCGTTTTCGTTTTTCTTGTAGCCTTTAATGTAATCCAGCTCCTCCGTGACTTCATCGAAGGATTTAAATTGCCCTTCATAGATTGGGCCTGCATTTAATTTGGTAATCTGACCACTACGCATTGCCAATTGAATCAAACCCTTGTAACCTAATTGAAATTGCGCTTCGATTATTCTTTTTTTGCGATTGTTAAAAGGCACTACATAAGCGAAGCCGAGACTTGGTTCAATTGGCAAATTTAAAGATACAGCTTTTAGAGCAGCAGTCAAAATAGAACTGCTGTCAGCTTTGGATAGCATATCGTTATCGCGCAAAATCGAAAGCATTGTCGTGGCGAATTGATTTGAACGTTTTCCGACGACCTCTTGTAAGCGATGTTGTACCGCCTCTGATTTAAAAAAGTTATTGTGCTGTGTCATTAATTGGTTTGATGTCATAATTTTCCCTTTCGTTTCTAATACTCATAGCCCATGGCTACATTGTCTTTCCATTCGTCATAGGCACTATCCTCATCTTCGCTTGTTTCCCAGACGTCAACTGGCGGCTCTGGTGGCGTGCTCAACCATGTATCATAATCAAACATCAAAACTCCACCTTTCCGCCAATCTCAGACCAACCAGCCCACTCATCTAGCTTCTTCTGGATAATGTGGTGTTTCTGTTGCAACAATAGCCCTCTGACCTCATCGCCAATCTGACCGTACTTTTCTTCGTGATCAGCAATCATTTTTAATTTTTCTTGCATTGTCCCTCCTAAAATGGTAACTCTCGTCTACTCTGTGCATTATCTGGATACTTAAAAACATTGTTCATCGCGCCCTTCATGATTCGGCTGACAAGTGAGCGGTCATACACTTTCTGCATCTGCTCCCCTGTCAGGTTAGTGTTGATGATGGTTGTATCACGTTCATCCAAAATCTGATAGAGGATATTCTGCTTCCAGTCGTTCGCCTCCTTGGTCTGTCTGCCAAATGTCGATTCCTTTCCTAAATCGTCCAGAAAGAGATAGTCAGCTTTTGTAAGCATGTCAATCATCTGTTGGGCACTGGTTCCATCTTTGTAACCGAACCCTTCTTGGATACGTTGAAACATTTTTGGCACCGAGATAAACAGCACACTCTTCGGTTCAGAGATTGACCGCCAGTCCATATTCAATTTTCTAGCGATGCTGATAGACAGATGACTCTTGCCGATACCAGGCTTACCTTGGATAATAGCGTTCCCTTTTCCTTGGTGCTTGAAGTAAAATTCATTCAGCCTTAAAGCGAACTGTTTCGCTTCTTCCTCGATTCTGTTGGTGATTGTGTAGGTCTTGTAAGATGCATCTTTCAGTTCTTTCGGTATCATGCTCTTCTTAGCGAATATGTCGTACGAACTAGCCCATGTCTCGGCTTCCAAGGCTTGGCCCACCTCTCTCAACTGTTGCTCGTTCATCTTCTCTCTGGTGCATTCAGGGCAACAAGTAATGTAGCGTGGCACCGTCTCGTTCTTTACCATGACCTTATGCTTTGTCCGCCACAGATAGACCTGGTGTTTCAAACACATCTCATCTATCACATCGTGAACTTCTCCAATCTTCATTGGCACCTCCTTCTAGTAGGGTGGTGGGTAGTTTGGGTCCGGCGTGTCAGTTTCTTTCCTTGTCCAACTCTTCTTGGCAAGCAAATAGTCCTGTATCGCTGTGACAGTTTCCAAGTTGTTATGGACATACCAGTCTAGACAACACCTCTCCACCCAGCGAATTGTTTTTTTATTTCGCAATGTTGCTTCTGAGATAGCGAAGTCGATAATCTCAAATGGGTAATCACCTAACATCTTTGTCACAGTTTCAAGTTCAATTGGTGTTAAATCTTTTCCCCAATTTTGTCTAATGGTATAGACAATTTTTTTCAAGGGATTTTGCTCGCTAGTATTATTATTTATATTGTTTATATTAGTCTGATTAATATTAGTATGACTCGGCTTAAAACTTTTAAGGTCGTGAGCTAAATATTCTTTAGCCCCAAAGATATACAGGGAGTTTGGTTGATTTTTCCCTTTTCTAATTTCGTTGAGCAAACCAGCTTCTGATAATTCCTTTTTTGTCTTGATGATAGCAGGCTCTGAACAATTGAGCTTCTCCATCAATCTTTTATTGGTGTATTTAACATAAACTGCGCCATTCTCGTCATACCATTCATTTTTAGCAGATAGTTTCCGTCTATCCCACAACAACGTGTACATTATTTTTGCTCTGTCACTCAATTTGTTGTACGGCTCTTCCAGCAACCATTGCGGGAATTGATAAAACTGGTTATTTCTAACTTCGTCAATGTGCAAACTCTTCCCTCAACTTTCTAATGTTTCCAATCGCTTATCATAAGCACGGATATACCACTCTTTCAGTTCTGCATATAGCTCCTGCGCCATTTCGTATTCCTCTTCGGTCAAGTCTCGGTTATTGGATTTACCGAAAACATTCAAGACCAGAGAGCGAACAGAATTGTGAATCTGTCCAAATGACAACTTGTGATAGCTTGTTTCGTCTATCACTTCGTTATACCGTGGTTTGTTGGTGTAGATAAAGCCAACAGGGTTGACGGACTTCACTCGCCAATTCTGGCTCAATCTCGCTACGACTTCAGGATATTTCTGGTTGATTTCCAGCAACTCGCTACCCTCAAAAGCTACAGGGTTAAACAATCCTTGTGGTGTGATTGGCTTGTGTTCCATGCGTTCCTTGATAAGCGCTTCTAATTCTTCTTCGGTTAATGTGTATGTTTTTGCCATTTGATTGCCTCCTAGTTGTAGCGTTTGCCTGCAAGCTGTATATAAGCCCCGTAGCGCTCGTTTTCAAGGTGTCTGGTATATTTACCCTCGGAAGTATTTTTCGGCTTGCTATGGGCTTGGTAAGTACCTAAACCAACGCAAAACCATAGAATGAGGTTCAGAGGTATCAAAACGGCAATCAATATCAATGCTTGTTCCATTGTTAATGTCAATTCTTCCATGATGTGTCCTTTCGATTTCAAGGTACACAAAAAGCGTACCTGTTGTTTTTAGGGTTGCTGAAAACAGGTACGCTATGATATAATCAAAACGTGCCTATTTTCGTATGAATATGGGTGCGTTGTTCGCTCTAACGTGTTCGGTCGCCAAACTAAAGCACGTTAGGGCTATTTTTATTTGTCAAAAAATTCTTCGACTGCCTTTCTCACAACTTCCATTTTACCGATACCGTTCTTTTCAGCGTATTCAGTAATGTCGTTGTGCATCGTTTCAGTCATTCGAACAACCAATTGTTTGTCCATTGGTTCAGAACCTTTGACAGGTCGCCCCATTTTTTTAGTCAATGTTATTCCTCCTTATCTGATTTGACGACAAGGAAAACTAACAGCAGGGTCAATACTAAGTCAATGCTAGACCATACATCAAAGCCTTTTAAGATAGCTAATACGCTATGGGCTACTAGCAAGACAACAATCAAAAATTTTAGTTGCTTCATTGCCTAATTTTCTTAAACTTGGTATAATAAGGACAAGGCCAAGCCTAGGGGCTCTCGCCCCTGCTTAGCTAAGGTTTTTATTTTTCTAGAAGAATTTTTGCGATTTCTAAGATAGCTCTTAGTAGTTCAACTTTCAGAACAAGTATCGCAAGTTCTTCTTTTTTATTGTCCTTTTCCAAGTTCTTTCTCCTTTCCGTTAGTTTCCTTGTCTAAGATTGCTCCTTAATCAACCTTATGAACTAATTATACATTTTTGCAATGCATTTGTCAATAGTTTTGCAATGCATTTTTTATTTTTTTGGAAAAAGTTTCCCAACGCACCCATATTCAATTGTCAAAGGACACTGCAATCTAAAACGATTGCGGATTAACTAACATTGTTCCAATACTCTTCTAAGTCTATGTTGCGCCGAATTCGCACACTTTCAAGCGTTGATTCCGCTTGTTTGATATCTGCACTCATCCCGATTTCCAACTCTTGCGGCGTCCGTGCCATATAGATACCGTGCCAATTATCTCTCTTCACACAACCTACCGGATGCCCCATACATTTAAGTCTAGAAAGTGTTGTTTGAACACCTCTTCTTTTGCGCCCTAACTTAAACGCTAAGCTATCTAAGCTCAGTAAATTTTCTAAAGTGTAAGGCTTGATAGCATTCAGACACTTTATGTCGTTTTTACTCAGATTCATCTTCCTACCTCACCATCCCACTATTTTTCATCACAACCGCCACAGAATCGACGATTGTTCTCAAGAACCGATTTTCTGTCTGCAAGTCGTTCACCTTGTTCCGAAGTTGAATATATTCTTCAACACTTATTTCAACTGTTGTGTGATTATCCTGCATACCGTGCAATCTCCTTATCTACTTGCTGAGCGTCTCTCTTTAGCCCGTTACGAGCTTTTTCAATGTCGCAGGTACTCTGATACCCCATGCCTGCTTTAAAGCCGTACAAGTAGTCTCTGCGACGAATTTCTTCGAATTCTTCACGCATTCGCTTTTTCTCAACCTTCCGCTGTTCCACTACTGCCGCCGTCAAAATCGGCACAGCGAAAATTCCTAATGTAAGTAATGCTTCTGTCATAGTTCCCTCCAATTCACACGCATCCACTCAACCACAGCATCTCGCGGAAAACGTGGGTGCGACCCTTTCTTTTCAATTCTTGGAAAATCTTTCAAGTGTGACACCCTCTGGAATTCCGATTCATTCATGATCCCTAGCAACTTCTTGCATTGCTTACTGTTGAGTAGCAAAGGCATCGCAAGCTCTAGGTTAAACACCTCAAACGCTTCTACCAGTCTGACTTTTAACTGACTGATAAAACGCGATATGAGGCTTTCAGCAATGTCATCCATCTTGTCAAACCTCGCTTTCGTGTGTTATAATTCAAGTAAGTAATTTTAGTAAGAGCCTGATTGCCGTCAGGCTTTTTTGTTTTTCAAGCAACATCATCAGCTAAAAATTTATTGATAAAATACTGCTGACCTTTGCCAGTAACCTTTACAGTTTTGCTAATCGAGATATGACCGTCAGCATGTGTGATAGTCGTCTCTTTGATTTCAAACAGGCCTAGTTCCATAGACTTCTGCGTTGGCATGTTCCAATCACTGCCCTTGCGCTTAATCAGATAGCCATTCTCGCGCAACCAAGCAAACAAGCGATTTGCGCCGATTTTAAAGCCGTTTTGACTGATTAACTTAGCTAGGTCTCCAACCAAGATAGATGAGTGACTAGCGCTCACTGCATCTGCAAACAACACTTTGGGCTTGTCCGCTTCAATCTGTGCTTCCAGCTGATGCACCTTCTTGTCAGCCAATAGCAAAGCGCGAGCCATAATCTTCTCTGGACTGTTGAAGTCTTTTTCTATTTGGATAAAGTACTGACGAACCTGCTTGCCACGGTCTGTCCGTTGGATCATAGCAATTTCTTTGGCCATGTCCAGCTTGATAACGTGGTCAACCGCTCGACGACCTCCCGTACTTTTTTCCAAATTTGGAAGAAAGTCCTGACCTTCGACAAATCCATACTCAGTCATACGGTCAAACCAAGTTGTATAGTTTGAATGAACACCCAAAGCCTCATGCAACTGCCGACCAGACACAACAGGTTCTTGGTTATCATTCAAGTTAACATTGATAATTTCGTTCATAAAATTCCTTTCCAACGTGATAAAATTTGTTATAATAAAAATAAAAACGTGAGGTAAAATTCAAATGAGAAAAGTAAGTATTGACTTTTTATCTGGCTCGTCAAAAATAATAAAAATTCAAGATCCTGAGCATTGTCCTCATTGTGGGAGGGTCATGTCACCAAGATTAGTTTCTAAATCTTCCAGTGAGGATGAATATTCCAGCAGTTTTGGCAGTTTTGCATTGACATTCCGATGCTCGTACTCTGACTGTAAGAAATATTTTTCTGTAGAATACGTGCACAATTATAATCGAGGCATTTGTTTAGCAACAGAATATTCCTACCGTCCGCCTATCAAAGTAAGTCTCCCTGAGAATATTGAGAAGGTTTCTCCAATGTTCGTAGAAATTTACGGCCAAGCAACCATTGCAGAATCTGAAAAATTAGAGCAAATTGCAGGGGTTGGTTATCGTAAATCTGCTGAGTTTCTTATCAAAGACTACGCAATTCGGAAGTCTTCTGACAAAGAAGAGGAAATCAAGAAGATGCCACTCGGACAAGTTATAAGCACTTATCTTGTAGACTTTCCGAAAGTCCAAACATTAGCTAAGGCAGTTACATGGATTGGCAACGATGAAACTCACTACATTCGAAAGCACGATGATAAAGATATTCAAGATTTGAAAAACTTCATTCTAGCAACCGCACAGTTCATTGCGGCTGACTATGATGTCGAATCAGCACTAGAATTCACTTCTTCTAATTGACGCTCGATATTTTCGACTTTTTCAAGAATAATACCGACAGTTCTCACTAATTCGTTGAGAACTGTTTTTTCTAGTTCGTTCATCCCCTTCTCCTTTCTAGTTCGGTTAGTTCTCCTCTCCGTGATATAATAAATACGGAAAGGAGGTGATTATATGCTTAAACAACGTATTCAACGGGCGTTAGAACAGGGTAAAAAAGTCGCTTTTGTTTTCTCTGATAGCCACAAACTATCGATTACAGAAATTGCAGACGAAATCAATTTGCCGAATTGGATTTCTGTTAAAACTGCAACATCTTCAAAAGTTCACTATGTCAATCTTGAACAAGTCCGCTCGTTTGAAATCACAGACAAGCACCATCAAAACTGGTCTGTGTAAATTTTTATCAACTCTGCGACCGCTTGAATTGTCGCAGGGTCTTTTTTATTGCTAACTTCTAAGACTTCATGAACGTAGCGATGAATAGAATAATAATTCGACTTTGCAGTGACAATTACTTGCCGTCTTTGATACGGATACCGTTTTGGTCTCATGTAATTCTCCTTTCTAGTTTGGTTGGTTTTGTGCGGTTAAACCGCAATGCTGTCTAAAAAAATAATGTCATCTATAGACAATCCAAAATTTTCTGCAATTTTATAGGCTGTTTTGACATCTGGATTTGTTTTCCCTTTTTCCCAATTTGCCCATGTGTCAGCAGTAACACCTACCAGCTGACCAGCTTGTTTTTGCGTAAGATTGTCTCTGGCACGCAACATTTTTAGCGTCCATTTCAATACCCCTCACCCCTTTCTAAATTCATCCAGGCTGACATCCAAAGCGTCAGCGATTTTAACAACATCCTCAAACTTCAAGGATTTCTTTCTACCCATTTTTAGATCAATTAGGCTATTTTTATTGATGCCTGCAAGCGTAGCAAGCTTATTTTTAGTCATACTTTTTTCTTTTAGCAGTTTTTCAATTTTTTCCCACAATTTTTTCTCCTTGTCTATTGATTTCTCAATATTTATATATTATAATAGACATACCTTCACATGAAAGGAGGACAAATTAATGTCCGAGTTTTTGAAAGGAACTGTGTCTCAGTAATCTGGTTATCGCAATTGTGTATTCCTTCCGTACACCGCCGTTGGCTAGCAACGTAAAAATAGGGAAGTATTCTTTGTTTTCTAGCGTGCCTAATCTCACGCAGGGTACCAGTGGATTAGCTGAGTATCCTGAAAATGACGGTTACTAGGAAGTAGCGATAAGAGGTTATATCAACTACAGTGCCGGGGACGATACCGGTGAAGTGTTGTTGGCTACTGCTTCTAGCTTGAGCAGATCAATTTCCGTAGCGTACTCTATGAAGCAGATAGAGTACGTTTTTTTATAACTTCAATCCGATACATCCAACTCAGACACTAACTTGTCCTCCTTTCCACCTTTACTTCTTCTTTCTCCACTTCACAATCTGCCGTATCACAAACGACAGAACCAACAAACCAGCTAACCAATAGATCATTGCATTCTTTGGCAAATGGTGGTATACTTCAAATAAGAGGTTGGGGCTTTCGCCCCTTGCTCTTACTTTTTGTTTTGTAAGTTCCGCTTGTGCTCAAGCACTTGTTTGTGCCATAAGCGAGCTTCTCTTACTAAGCCTAGAATGATAATCGGGATTGCTAAGTCGTTATCAGCTAGGCTTTTTAGTATGTCCACCATTTGCTTTTCCTCCTGTTTTAGTTTGGTTAATTCCTTAACCTTGATTATATTATACTGCGGTTAAACCGCAATGTCAAGAATTTTTTGCGTTTTTTTCGCAATTTTTTTGTTTTTTCTTGATTTTTTTGCGTTTTTGCCGTAAAATCTTCATTAGAAAGCGAGGAAAAACGCTATGCCGATAGAAAACAAAGATATTTTCTCGAAAAATCTAAAATACTATATGGACAAAAAAGGGGTTGATAGAAACCAACTCTGTTCTGATTTAGATTTAAAGTATACAACTGTACGAGACTGGATAAAAGGTATTACATACCCACGAATTGGGAAAATCGAATTACTTGCAAATTATTTTGGAATTAACAAATCGGATTTGATTGAAGAAAAATCCACAATCCCCTCTTCCACCCCTAAAACCGTTTCTGACGACGTTTTGAGATTGGATAGGGATTTACATTCAAACAACCACAAAAGCTGGATACGGTACGGAAATGAGCTTCTAGATGAACAAAATACAGTAACATACAGTAAGAATACAGTAAACGAACCTCAAGCAGTCTACCACACCTACAACTATTACGACCAACCTGCTTCCGCTGGCACAGGTCAATATCTGAATGATGTAAAGGTTGAGACTATCGAATTGCCTATTGAAGTGGACGCTGACTTCGTTGTCCCTATCTACGGAGATTCCATGGAGCCAGAATACCACTCAGGCGATTATGTATTCGTCAAACTCTCCCTTTCCTTATCTGACGGCGACATCGGAGTATTTGCCTATAACGGCGAAGCCTACATCAAACAACTCCGCATCACAGACCAAGGCGCCTATCTTCACAGCCTGAACCCAGACTATGACAACATCCCAATCACAGCAGACACCGACTTCCGAACGATTGGAGAGGTGGTGGATGTGTATAGAGAAGCTTAATCCCACGGTCAATGAAACCATGGTTAAGGAAGAATATTTTAATTTAGTTAATTGAAAGGAGAAACAGATGGCTAGCGGCAGAACAAATGACGAAATTGCGCTTTATGTCGCACAAACGATTACAGAATTAGAGGAGTATCTTCATCATTTGACTAAGAATGGTGATCCGGATGATGCTCGAGCAGACAAAATCAGTCAATGGGTTGAGTCTTGGACAAAATATTTGAAACAGGAAAAGAAATTCAATCCTAGAAGTATCCCTGCTTTTAAACGTGGTAGCATTGTTTACGTAGATTTAGGTTTCAATGTTGGCACCGAATACGGCGGCATTCACTACGCCATTGTGTTAAACAAGAAAGATTCACGAAATAACACCCTCTTACATATTCTTCCGCTTACTTCAATAAAAGAAACAACAGATGTAGACAATCTTAAATACTACCAATTATCATTATCTAATGAAATCCATCGATTGCTTATTCAGAAAGCACAGAATAATATCAAGTTAATCGCTGAAAAAAAGATTATTTTTGAAGAAAAGCAAGAAAAAATAAATCAGAAAATCGCCGAACTCAAGTCAATATTAAAAGATCAGGTAGTTTCAGAGGATTTAAACCCAAGATTTGAAGAATACTTCGAGAACGAACTATCCATTGTGACTTCTGAGCAACAAGAGATAGATAAAATCGTCAGAGATATGACTGCACAATCAGAATATCTTGAAAAATTGATTAACAAAATCAAAAATTTAAAAATGGGAAGTATTGCTCTTTTGAACCAAGTAACAACAATCAGCAAATTAAGACTGTTGGACCCAATTAACAAGAAATCTTTGCTGACAGATATAACCTTGTCTGCCGAAACTCTCGACATAATCGACGATGCACTCAAAAATATTTTATAATATCTGTTGACAAAAATAAGAACAAAGGTTACAATTGAATCATAAGGTCGCTAGACGACAAAATAAATGATCTCGTCCCTTGAGGACAATTTGAAACCTCTGTTCATCGAGCAGAGGTTTTTTCTATGAATTCTCCCTCAAAAAAACAAACAAAAACCCCCACACTTCCAACCGACTAAAGCGAAAGTGCAGGGTATCATGTACAGTAAAAAAACCTGCTCTGCAGTAGGTCTCTTTACTATACCCATTTTATCAGAAAAGAAAGGGTAAATCAATGGCATACTTTAGAAAAAGGGATAACGGTTGGGAATACCGTATCTCCTACAAAGCCCCAGACGGCTCATACAAGCAGAAATCAAAGTCTGGGTTTAGGACTAAGTCTGAAGCTGTTCAAGCAGCATCCCAAGCTGAAATTGAGCTGTCTGATGGCATTGTGGAAGATAAGAACATTGCCCTTGCGGAATACTTTGAAAAATGGATGGAGGTCCATAAGAAACCACATGTCGGACCGGAAACGTTTGGTAAGTATGAATATACTCTTAAGTTAATTACTAGATATTTCCATGAAACGAAACTTTCGAAAATAAACGCCACTTCCTATCAAAACATTATAAACGAATTGGCAAAATGTTATGTGAAAGATAGCGTCAAAAGGTTCAATTCGCATATAAGGGCAGCGATTAAAGTTGCTATCCATCAAGGGATTTTAAAAAAAGATTTTACCGAAATTGTCAAGATTTTCTCTGATGTCAAGTCCAAAAGAGAAGAAGATAAATACATAGAGCTAGATGAATACGAACAGTTAATCACAGATTATCGAAAGACAATCAAGTACCAGTCCCACTTCTTCCTGTACACGGTCGGGAAGACAGGTCTGCGATTTTCGGAAGCGGCTGGCATTACAGAACCTATCGTTGACCGCGAAAATATGTGTTTACGAATCTACAGGACTTACAAAGTTTACGGAAAGAAGAAAGGTTGGGGGCCTACTAAGAATCCTCAATCAGAACGAGATGTGCCATTTGACAGCGAGTGGCTGAAAGCATACGACGAGTACATGAAAGTTGGATATATAGACAATCCAGATAAAAGATTATTTACCAAATTGACGGGGACTGGAGAAAATAAAATTTTAAAGAAAAAGACACGTCAAACATTTAATGTCCATGGCTTACGTCATACCTACGTTAGTTGGCTAATCTATCATGATGTGGACGTTGTGACCATTGCCAAGTTAGTAGGTCACAAGGATGCAACCGAGACATTAAAAACATATTCTCACTTATTCAAAGCAAAACAAGAGCAATCATTCGACAAAGTCAGAAATTTAATGGAAAAATTTGGGGCAGATTTGGGTCGAGAAAGTTAAAAACCCTTGTGTATCAAGGGTTTTTGTTATATTTTTATCTCCCCTGCAGGAATCGAACCTGCAACTAATTCTTAGGAGGAATTTGTTATATCCATTTAACTAAGGGAAGTCTGCTTCTCTATTGTACCCCAGAAGAGAGCAGATTGCAAGAGCAAGGTTATGTAAGTTTTTTCAAATTTTTACAAAAAAGCAGAACTTACTCTAAGATGAAATACTTATTATTTTTATGCATTTCTCTCATGATAGTCTCTAAAAGAAGTAATTCTAGAATGTACTTCGAAAGTTTGTCGTTTTTATGCTTGATTCCTACTCCCCTTCCTTACGTCTCACTGAGACAGCCATTCCGAGTGAAACTAAGCCACCCAAGCTAATAAGAAGTGAGCCTAGGGCTTCTTGACCGGTATTTGGAAGTGTTTGATTTCCTGATGCTTTTTCAGTTTTCTTATTTGAAATAGGAGCCATACCTCCAGATGGTGCCGGTTGCTCGGTTGCTTTCTGATTTGTTACACTATCGCCACCGTCATTTGCTTTCTCAGGTGTTTTCACATCAGTAGTTGTCCCAGCATTATCTTCTTTTTCTTCTGCTTTTGGTTCTTCTACGTACTTCTCTACAAATGCTTTTCTACCTGGAATTGTTGCACTAATGGTTTGACCTGCTTTTTCTAAATCAGTCAAGTACTCCACAAATACTTCTGTATCTGGATTGATAGCACCAATCAGTTTAGCTTCTTTGAAAATCGAGAAGCCATCCCCACCACCAAATAAGAAGTCGTTGATGACAAGTGTATAGGTTTCTGTCGGAACAATCTCCGTCCCATCTTCTTTGAAGGCTTTAACAACCTTATAAGGATTTTCTTCCGTTGGATTGTCAGCCTTCGTGTAGATATATTTAATTCCAGACATTTGAAGGAAATATTTTTCACCTTCATCATATTGTTGATTTAAGGCTGTATAAATCTGCTCACCGGTCATTTGAACGACTTGTAGGATATTCCCAAATGGTTGAACAGCCTGTGCTGCTCCCCAAGTAACTGTTCCATCTTCTTGGACCTTCAAATCTGCCCGAATCCCGCCATCGTTTGTCATTGCAAAGTCAACATCATAACCCGATTTCCTAGCGATAGCTAATTGAGCCGATGTTACTAGATTACCTACAGCACTTTCTTTAAATTCATTCACTTCGCGTGAAATATCTGTCGCTTGACTAGCTGTAGCAATTTTTTGCTCTGTTACTTTTTTAACAATGGTATTTGCCTCATCTACAATTGCCTGAATTTCCGGACTTGGTGTTTTCTGCCCTGGTGCTACTGCAATAATTTTCGCAGTCGGAACAGCTTTAAAGTCGGCAATATCTGTATCATAAACAGCCCTAACATCTGCGTAAGCCTTACCTTGTGAGGTAGCTTGAACAATCAAGGTTTTGCCCGTTGTACCGTTTGTATAGACATGGTTATGACCAGCAAATACAAGGTCAACTGAGTGTTCAGGATAGATTTCATTTAGCTTAGCAATCATATCTGCTGCTTCACCAGCAGCCACACCATCCTTGCTTGTAGCTGGAACGTGAGCCAGTACAACTATCGCATTTACACCTTTTTCAGCTAACTCACGCGCATATTTAGCAATCGTCTCTGCCTCATTCAAAAAAGTGTACTGCTCATAGTTTTTCTTCAAAACAAGATTAGGAATTTCTGTCGTAACTACACCAATAAAGCCAATCTTAGCTTCCTTATCATTCACGGGAATAGTCTTAATAGCGTAGGGCTTCCAACCATACGGAATTTCACCCGTTTCTTTGTCAATAACGTTAGCAATAACAATCTCCTGTTTAGCAGCTTCACGAGTATAATTATCTACAATCTCATTAAACTGACCTTTTTTTGGAGCTTCACCAGTCATGATACGGTTATACTCATCAAGTCCCTCATCAAACTCATGGTTCCCCAAAGTCCCGTATTCAACATCCATTTTATTAAAGACTTTTACAGTTGGTTCATCTTGCAAAAGTCCAGAATTCGATGGACTTGCACCAACCATATCCCCAGCTTGAACACGGATAGACTCTGCAGGTGTCTCTGTTTCTGCTGCTGTTTCTTCAAATTCTGCTTGTGAATCATCCATGTAAGCATCAAGTAAAGCGGCAGTTCCTGCATTACGAACTGTTTCCCCTTCCAATCGCGCTGTCCCCGTCATATCAAGCGCACCATGGAAATCATTAACTCCCATAATTTGGACAGCTAATTCATCTGCCAAAACAGCTTGTGTTGCAATAACACTAAAACCAGCTACAAGAGCTAGTATACTGCTTTTCAACCGAATATTCTTTTTCAT